ATCGATCCGGTCCGCGGCGATTGGAACGCGTTCCTCACGGGTCCGTTGCAATCATTGTGCGAACATCATCACAATTCGGACAAGCGATATATCGATTTGCACGGCCATCCGCGTATCGAATTCGGTGCTGATGGCTGGCCACTAGACGGCGGGGTGGGCGACGTTGGGGACAAAATCGTAAAACGAAAATCATCAAGCATTCTTTAGGAATGTCTCGAGCCGCATAGAATAACATCCTACCCGGGGGGGCATATCTTTTTTCAAGAAGGTGACCATTAGCCGCGGCGCGCGCTGGCAACAAAATTGATTTAGCAAATGCTTATTGGTGCTCCTTAAAGTAGTTTGTTAACTCGCAAGCATTTGGGCAAAAAGCAGAATTTTTTCAAGGGTGAACGGGACGAGAACGAAACGGCCAAATCGGATGCGATTTTTCAGTCATCGAACAGTGCTGGCGCGTCTGCGCTATGAAATGCGCAAATCGCGGCTTGAGCCATATCCGCCGATTGTTGTGGAGCACGACGAGCAGAATCCGAATTTGCTGCACATTTTCGCTGAACCGAGGGTGATCGAGAGATTGCGGCTTTTCGCGCGATTGGCGCGCCAGCGCGTTGCGGTGGCGAGAGCGCCGCGGCGCAAGAAAAGGCGCACACATGGATCGCCGCGAACTTGGTCGTGATGTTCGTCGTGCTGCGTTGTTACGCGCGCATTTCATCTGTTGAGTGGCATCGCCGTGCTGATGCGAAAAAGCGGCAGGCAAAGAGAGTTTGAAAATGGGACTGCGAGGAGCTCGAGCGAAGCCTTACGACCCGGGGTCACGCAAAGGCGGCAAGTTTCCTTGGACGCTGAAGGATCTCACGAGGTCGCAGAAGGTCATTGCCTTTTGTGAAGACTTGACCATTACGAGCGGGCCGGATGAGGGGAAGAAACTGAGGCTTCGCGATTGGCAGCGGGCGTTCATTCGGGCGGTTTATGAGCCGGACGAGACTGGCCGGCGGCATGTGCGGACGGCGGTGCTCAGTCTCGGGCGCAAGAACGGCAAGACACAGTTAGCGGCCGCGCTTGCGCTTTGTCATTTGAGCGGGCCGGAAGCGGAGAGTCGCGGCGAGGTGTATTCGTGCGCGAACGACAGATTCCAAGCCTCGAAAATTTTTCACGAGATGGTCGCTATGATCGAGCGGCATTCGTATTTGACTTACCGGACGAACATTCAACGTTTCGTGAAACAGATTGAGGATATGGGAAACGGTTCGGTCTATGCGGCGCTGACTGCGGAAGCAAAGACCAAGCTCGGATTATCACCGACTTTTTGTATATACGATGAGCTTGGCGCCACGCGCGACCGCGCGCTTTACGATGCGATGGACACTGCGATGGGGGCGAGAAAAGAGCCCTTGCTCATGGTGATCAGCACGCAGGCGGCGGACGATCTGGCGCCGATGTCGCGGCTCATCGATTACGGTTTGCGAGTGAATGCCGGCGACATTATCGATCCGACATTTCATTTAACGCTTCACACGGCGCCGCTTGATGCTGACCCGTGGAAGTTTGAGACTTGGAGGCTTGCGAATCCTGCGCTTGGTGATTTCCGCAGCCTCGAGGATGTTGAGCGGTTAGCGGCTCAGGCGCAGCGTATGCCGACGCAGGAAGCGAGTTTTCGCAACCTCATCCTGAATCAGCGCGTGGCTGCCGAGGCGCGATTTATCGAACGTTCGGAGTGGACGGCTTGCAATGGCGAGGCGGTCATTCCTGACGGCGCGGAGGTTCATGCGGCGCTTGATTTGGGTTCGACGCGTGACATGTCGGCGCTGATTTTGATTCACGAGGACGATGACAACGTCTTTAGCGTAAAGCCGTTTTACTGGCTGCCCGGCGACGTTCGTGCGCGCGCTGAAGAAGACAAGGTCCCTTACGAGGTTTGGGTTAAGGACGGCCACGTCACGCCGGTTGGCTCGTCGACGGATCCGCGTGCGATTGCGCTGAAGATTGCCGAGCTCAACGGACGCTATCGCATCATGACGATCGCGTTCGATCGCTGGCGTATCGCCGACTTGAAACGCGAGCTCGACGCGATTGGTTGTCCGGTGCCCCTGAAAGAACACGGGCAAGGATACAAGGACATGTCACCGGCCGTCGATATTTTGGAGCGGATGGTTGTGCAGAAGCGGATGCGACACGGTGGGCATCCGGTGCTGACGTGGAACGCGTTCAATGCGGTGGTCACGATCGATGCGACGAAGGCGCGCAAGCTCGACAAAGCGAAGTCGATCGGGCGCATTGACGGTTTGGTCGCGTTGGCGATGGCGTTCTCGTTGACGCGGGTCGACGCGCCGATCGCGTTCGATCCGCTCGCTATCATAGGTTAGATGCCGCCGAGAAGATTCAGCAAAACGGTAAGGGCAATGGCACTTGCGCGAGCTCGGCATCGGTGCGAGCGCTGTGGCGACCTCGAGCATCTGACCTTGCATCACGTCGATCGCGATAGCGGTTCGCTAAGCAACGCGGTCGTTCTTTGCGTCACTTGCCACTACTGGCAGCACCACACGAAACGCAGGCACGACAAGAGGCGAACGTGTATTTGAACGATCGCGAGACGGCGCTCGTCGTCGAGCTCATCGCATCGGTTGCGCCGCGAGTGGTGTTTGAATTTGGAGTCAACCTGGGCATCACGGCGCGCGCGATCCTCGAGGCAACGCCGTCGATCAAGCGCTATGTCGGCATCGACGTGCGCTGGGGATTTTCGACCACGCTCGAGTGTCAGCGCAAAGAGGTCCCGGTGAACGCGGGCCTCTATGCCGCCAGCGATCCCCGGTTTTTTTTGCTGCACTGCGAGCACGGTTCCTGCGAGCTCGAACCCGACGACCTCGAGCCGACCGACGCAGTATTCATCGACGGTGATCACAGCGCGGCTGGGGTGTTGGCGGACAGCTTGCTGGCGCGGCGCATCCTGCGACCCGGCGGGATCATCGTCTGGCATGACTACGGTAACGAGGGTGTCGAGGTGACCGCGGTGCTCGATCGTCTCGCCGCTGAGGGTTGGCCGATCTGCCATCCGCCTGAGACTTGGCTTGCTTACATGAGGAATCCGAAATGAACGTGCAGCAAAGAATGCGAACTTCGCCTCTGGGTGAGCCGCTATTTCGACGGCAGGAACCGCCGCCGCCACCGCTGGGCAACACGTTCACACGCATCATCACCGCGCAGGCGCTCGCGGAGCTTCAGCGCACGACGCCGCAGTTGGCCGCGGAAAGATGCTGGCCAAACGATCAGGTCGTGATCGAGCTACTCACGCGTGCGGCGACGGCGCCCGCGATGACGACGACCGCCGGCTGGGCGGCCGAGCTCTGCCGTCGCGTGGTGGCTGACGGGCTCACGGCACTCGGTCCGGCGTCGGCGGCCGCGCAGATCTTCAAGCGCGCATTGACGCTGGTCTTTACCGGCAGCGAGCTCATCTCCGCGCCTGGTCTCACGGCAAGCGCAGGCTTTGCCAGTTTCGTCGCCGAGGGGCAGCCGATCCCGGTGCGCCAGCTTGCGCTGACGCCGGGGCTGATCAATCCGCACAAGCTCGCCACCATCGCCGTGCTCACGCGCGAGATGATCGAAAGCGGCAACGCCGAGGCGCTGATCGAAGACGCGCTTGTGCAGTCGATCGGCATCGCGCTCGACACGATCCTGTTCGATGCCAGCCCCGAAGATGCAACGCGGCCGACGGGCCTGCGTAACGGCATCGCGGCGCTGGTAGCGTCGACGGCGGCCGACGCCTTCGAAGCAGTGTTCGAAGATATGGCAGCGTTGATCGATGCGATCGCGCCGGTCGCCGGCACCGGACCATATGTCCTAGTTGGCTCACCCGGGCGCGCGGTCGCGCTCGCTTATCGGCTCACAAACATCAACGAAAATCTTACCGTCTTCGGCTCGTCCGCGGCCGGCGCTAATCTTTACGCCATCGCCCCGAAGGCGCTCGCTGTCGCGATGTCGGCAACGCCGGAAGTCGATACCGGGACCGCGGCAACACTGGTCATGGACACGGCGCCGACGCAGATGGGCGGGACGCAAATCGAGAAATCGATGTTCCAGACCGATTCGACTGCGCTCAAGGTGCGCTGGCCGGTGTCCTGGGTGCTGCGCGATCCGCGCGGCTTCGCGTGGGTGACGCCAACCTGGAAGTGATCGATGCCGACGACAGCAAAGATAGCTACTATTTTGGCAGGCGAATTCTTGTCCGACGCGATCGATTTGTCGAGCGCGATCCAAATCTATATCGGGCTGCCGACTGATTGGGATCCAGCAAACGTCACCTTCCAAGCTTCGCTTGATGCTGGCGTTACCTGGTTCGACTTTTTCGGCACCGACAACAACGAAGTCATGATGGCGATGGGGCCTACGCTCGGTGGCATGGGCGTGCTGAGCGCGAGCATCCCGAAGCAAGCGCAGATCAAGTTCAGATCAGGTACGCGCGCCCGTCCCGTCGCGCAAACGACGGACCGCGAATTCACCGTTTACGTGGTGACCTGATGCGCGCGGCGTGGTCGAGCTTCGAAGCCGAAGATCTGCCTGAACTCGAGCCGATCGTTGCAATCGAGATCGTCGGTGAGGGCTGGCGCGGGGTGACTGCAGACGGCCAGGTCTACAACGTGGAGTCCGGCAAATTGCCGGAAACGGTCATGGTCGCGCGCGCTGGCGAACTCATCGGGCAGCGAAAGATCATCGCCAGCAACGTCGTCAACGTCGCCGATTATCTCACGCTGTTCTCGACTGCAGCCAAGCTTCATCGCCAGAACCGCAACCTCGAGGCGCTGGCAGCGATCGACGCCGCGATCGCGCTGGTCGATACCACCCGCGCGCGCTTCAATCGCGGTATGGTGCTGCTCGCGCTCGGGCGCTGGCCGGAAGGCTTTGCCGAATTCGAAAATTGCGAGCGCGCGGGCCCGTTCCAGCGGCCGGCTTATCGCGCCGCGCTCGAGGCCGGCTGCCAGCCCTGGCACGGCGAAGACATCAGCGGCAAGCGGCTGCTGTTAGTGCATGACCACGGTCTCGGCGATACCGTGATGATGCTGCGTTTCCTGCCGATGCTGCGTGCAATGGGCGCCGAGCCCATCCTATTCGTGCCCTCTGAGCTCACGCACATCGCGGCGTTCGGCGTCGATGCTGGGAATCTGGTAGCGGCTAACAGCCTCAAAATTGCAGCGCTCGGCTGCGATTTCTTCACCTCGTTTTTGCATCTGCTCCGGTGGCTCTCGGTGACGCCCGCCTTGGTCCCGACGGGGACCTACGTCACCGTGAACGCGGCCCTCGTCGCGCGCTGGCGAAATGCCCTCCCGCCAGCGACGCGGCGGCGGGTTGGCATCGCCTGGTCGGTCGGCCAGGAGCACGAGGACGATTTTCCGCGCGCGCTGCCGGTCGACGAGCTCGTCAAGCGCTGCGGCGACGCCGAGATCCATAGTCTGCAGATCCAAGATCGGACTGCAGCGAGCGAGGCCGGCGTCGTCTGCCACGACTTCGCCGACCTCGCGGATTGCGCCGCGCTGATGAAATTGATGAACGAGGTCATTAGCGTCGACACCGCGGCCATCCATCTCGCAGGCGCCATCGGTCACCCGCACGCGACACTTTTGCTGTCTGACTGGCATTCCTGGCGCTGGAAAGACAACCCGTTTTATCCCGGCATTCGTATCGAAGCCTCGGGTCGCTAATCGCCGCTGAGCTCACACGGCCCCCTCCCGGAGACCTGCTCGCCGCCGCAACCGGCATTGCCGCGGCGAGCGAGCTCGGCGGCGGTCTTCAAAACCTAGGAGAGTAGCTATGCCGATGAAACCTCACAAAGGTGAATCGCAAAGCGACTTTATGAGCCGCTGTATGAGTGAAACTTTTGGCTCGGATGCTCCATCCGATCGCACGCAAGATCAGGCGGTCGCGATCTGCATGGATTACTGGCGGGCCGAGCATGGCGGCAAGAAGCCGAAGGCGGCCGCGGAGGTCGCGCGCATCATTAAGCTTTGGTGCAAGCTCATTGAAAAGCAGCTTTCGATTCCAGAGCCCAACGAGGACGAGAGCCACGACGATTTCATCGCGCGCTGCATCGACGAAGTCGATGATGAGGACGCCGAAGACGCGTGCGAGCTCGCCTGGGAAGATTACGCCGACAACGAGCGCAGCGGCACCGATGGACTCGTGCGTAAGGAAAATGCGACCGCGGCGCTCGACGGCTTTGAAGAGTACATCATGTCGGACGGTTCGATCGATCGCCTCGGCGAAATCGTGGACCCGCAAGGTTGGAGTTACGAAGGGTTCAAAAAAAATCCCATATGTTTGTTCAATCACGACCCCGGCTTCGTGGTCGGTCGTTGGCACGACGTGCGCCACGACGAAAAAGATCTGCGTGGTCACCTCGAGCTCGCCCCCGAAGGCACCTCGGCACGCATCGATGAGATTCGTAAGTTGCGCGCGGCGGGCATCTTGCGCGGCGTTTCAGTTGGCTTCCGCTCGCAGAAAAAAGAACCGATGGACGATCGCTCGGATCCGTTCTTCGGACCGTTCCGCTATCTCAAGACCGAGCTCATAGAATGCTCACTTGTTTCTGTTCCGGCGAATCCGAACGCGCTCGCGGTCGCGAAGAGCTTGAACATCTCGCCCGCAACAATCGATACGGTCTTTGCTCGGTCGGGCAAAAAAGATCGCGTCGTGCGTCGCGGGCATCCCGGCGGGTCCGCCAGAAGTAGTAATGGGCACCACAGGAGGACAATCATGTCTCTCGCCCAACGCATCGTCGATGTGGAATCTGCCATCAACGTCAAGAAGGACGCGTTGCAGGCGCACGTCGAGAAGATGGACGATTCGAACGTCAGCGACGCTGACCTCGAGACGACCAGGACGTTGACCTTCGATATCGAGCGACTCGAGAAGACCCGTGACGGGCTGGTCAATTCCGAGAAGATCTTGGCGGCGTCGCTCGACGGTAACGGCAAATCGCGCGCGCTCGCGCTCGTGAATGGTGGCGGCGGCAACGGCAGCACGGTTCTGCATCACAGCAGAACCCCGGAGCCGGTACTCACGTCGACGATCGGCAAGAAGGATCTCAACATCCTCGACTACATCGTTCGCGCCGGCACGATTGCTTATGTGGCGAAGCAATGGGGCAAAGACCCCGATTCGACACGCAAGCAGATCTACGGCGACGACGAGCAGACGAGACTGTTTACCGAAGTCGTGCTTCGCGCCGCCAGCGCGCCCGCGATGACCACGGTAACGGGCTGGGCCGCCGAACTCGTTCAGCAGGTCTATACGGCGCTGATGCCGACGCTCTTCCCAAAGGCAATCCTGACGCGGCTTGCCGCGCGTGGACTAAGCTTGCAATTCGGACGCGCCGGGAAAATTATTATCCCGACGCGAAGCAGGACGCCGTCGATCGCCGGCTCGTTCGTCGGCGAAGGCCAAGCGATCCCGGTGCGGCAAGGCGCGTTCACCTCGCAAAGTTTGACGCCGAAAAAGCTCGGGGTCATAACTTCGTGGACAAGGGAAATGGACGAACACAGTATCCCCGCAATCGAAGGTGTTTTGCGTGAAGCAGTCCAAATGGATTCGACGATCGCGGTCGATAGTGTGCTGCTTGACGCGAATCCGGCAACGCTGATCCGGCCCGCCGGTTTGCTCAACGGTGTCGTGGCGCTCACCGCGACGGCGGGCGGCGGAATGGCGGCGATCGTCGGCGATCTCAAGATACTGATCGGCGCGCTCACGACCAATCTGTACGGCAACGTTCGCGATCCGGTCTGGCTCATGAACCCGACAGACGTGCTCGGTGCCTCGCTCGTGAATACGGCGAACACCGGTGTGTTCCCGTTCAAGGAAGAAGTCGGACGTGGAACGCTGCTCAATATTCCGATCATTGACAGCGGCACGGTTCCGGCCAAGACTATGATCATCGTCGACGCGGCGGACTTTGTTGTCGCGGACGGAGGGGCCCCAAGATTTGAAATTTCAGATCAGGCG